TGCTGGCCGCGCCTGTAAACCGATAATAAGTTGGAGCGAGTGATACTGGTTGATACTTAGCTCCAGTGACATTAGCGCCTGTGCAGTACGCATACCATCTATCAACCGTATATGCCAAGGCCGCGCCTGCCGTTATTGTTTGACTGGCAAATGCGTTACGCTGACTGATTCGCATCGCACCATTGATGATGCGATTTCTGTGCCCAGCAAGGTGGCCACCGGCGATTGCTTCGGCCTGCGCAACCCATCCAGTGTTGGCTGAGTTACGCTGTTTCATTGCGTCGTTTGTGGTGTCATACCAGACTTGCCCAGCAACAGTCGCCGCAGGAGCGGATGTTCCAGAGTTCTGTGATTGAATAGCGCCGGCAAGCGCATTGAGGTCAGCTCTAACGCTGGACCCGCTGCCGTTCGCTACGTCATAGTCGTGCTGGCTCATGTATACCCCTAGGTCGTCTTGTAGCCGTAGCCCTTGGCAATCCAGTCCATTGTTCTGGCCACATTGGTGCCGGCTGAATTCTTAAAGGTGACAGTGAATCCGGTGGCGGATTGTGCTGACATCACGATGTAGTCCCCGGTGGCCATGTTGTACGGCGTCACCGCAATCGCTGGCGTCGAATAGAACTGATTGGCAAACGTCACCGACAGGCCAGAGGTTGTGACGGCAATATTGTTGGCGCTTTCGATGCGATCTGGAACATCGATTGTAACGCCAAGATCAGATACCTCAACTTGCGTGTACGGGTCAGTTCCACGATCGACCAACAGCCTGAACTTGAACGCTCGAGCGGTGTAATCACCAAGATAGAACGTGCGCCAAGCAGACCATATTGGGGTGCCAGCTGGATCATCGTTGGTCGTTGCGATTTGGAATGAGATGGCGGCATCGCCCAGCTCTTGCTCGCCGTCAAAGTTGAGCACCGCATCCCAGTCAGTCCAGCTGTCGACATAGTTGACCGGTATGTCACCAAGATCAAGGTCGCCAATGCTGTCTATGGTTGGCCAATTGTCGACAAGGTTGGCTAAATTTACCGCTGCAGCTGCGAAATTGACAGACACGCGGCTGGTGTAGATAGCGCTTACATCGATGTATGACGAAAACTCGTACTCTCCAGATTGAACCACTGGATCTGGATACACTTCGCCTTCTTCATAAGTTCCTGCAGTAAAGTCAAGATCGAGCGAAGGGGTTGGAACCAAGTCTAATTTAAGTTTGTTCGATTCCACGAACATGTTGGTTTTGGTGCCGGTGAAGCCAGGATCTTGATCGCTGGTCACCACCGCGTTGTACTGGATGATCGACAGGGTCTGACTCAATATGGTTGCAGTGCCTAACGAATATTGACCAGTGCTGTCGACAGCCTTGGCAAGATACGTCCCTGCGGCAATGGGCACCGTGCCGCTTGTGGCCGATCCAGCAAACTCTGCGACTGGTATCGACGTGTTCCACGTTGCGCTGGTGGTGAGATCAGAGTACCGAATGGCGATCTGGCCGCCAATGCGGACATCCAGGTCTGGATGTTGGTCCCACTGCAAGAGACCGTTTGCGCCCTGAGCCACCAGCTGGAGCCCCGTGACATTTGCCGGGTTGGCGGTCTTGCCCAGCACGGAGGCGGTGAACGTGTAGGCAGCTGACTTCTTGCCTGTGATGTTCAGCGCGTACACCGTGATGATGTAAGTGCCAACCTCGCAATCAAGCAGCTCAAGCGAAGCCGATTGCGTGGTGTATTGCACCAGGTTCTGCTGGTCAATGCGAACCTCAACCAAGTAACTTGTCGCGCGGCTCGGCGGCGTCCAAGTGATGGTTGCGCCAACCTTCACGTCTGTCGTTGTCGTATACAGATACTCGGTGACTGCACCATTGGTGACGGGGTCGGTTGCGTCGTCAAGGATTGAGATGTCTCGAGGAGTGATGACCAGCCCGTTTTCGACGGCATCGTACTTGTCTGGATTGTGTTTCAGTGCCGTTATGTCAACAGATCCGTCGTTTTCAGATACCGTGACGATTCTAAAAATTTGCTCTTGGATTGTCTGCCGTGAAATGATCCATTGAGCATTGGCTTGCGGAGCTTGAGAAAGTGCCGTTGTGAGCGTTATGACTTGATTAGAAATGGACGATATTGCTCGTGACTCTACCGTGTTATCCGGCAACATCACAATCATCGTCCATTCGCCGTCAATGAAGTAATCAGTTCCACTAGTTGATCTAGCGAACGGTACGACTGAGTAGGCTGTACCAGCACTGTTTGCAATAGTTAAATTGACGATGTATTGGGTACCGCTACTCGAAAGCACAAAAAATTCAAATCCAATCCCAGTCAAAGCGATTAGATCGTCAATTGTGATTTGTGTCGTAGTCGCAGACTTTACCCGGCCACCCATGCGGGCACCAGCTCGAGCCGAGTCAGCAACCTTGATCACATCACCAGGCCGCGCAACGGCGCCCTCAATGCCAGTGCTGAACGTAACCGTCTCTGACTCAAGTTCCTCAGAAAACAAAAGCCAGCGACCAACTCGATTGGCCTGGCCGCGCGAGGTGCAGCCGAACGCGGTGACCTCAGTCTGGATTACTCCAAGGCGAGCGATTTGCGTTGCGTTCTCGACGTACTCAATCTTCTGACGATACTGGTCGTCCGGATCATTCCAAGTGACCAGCGCCACGGTGTGCTTGGCCTTTGCGCTCGCACCTGAATAGATGAACTGGCCATTGACGACGTTCGCCTGCGTGTACAAAGCCACGGCGTCCTTAGGCGCATCCTGCGAGACGGTCAGCGAACCGGATGACCAATAAACCATCCCGCGAAACACGCTCGCCAGATCGTTGATGACCTTAAACGCTTCTTGCCGCGACTGCAAGTAAAGATTGCAGGTGAAGCGAGGTTCTGTACCGCCAAACCCGTCGTTGACCTGCTCGTCGCAATACTGGCTGACCGTGTACAACGCCCACTTATCAACCTGAGCAGCCGGCACATAGGTGCCCAGCCCGTATCGCTCGTTGGTCACCAGATCGTAGAACACCCAAGCCGGGTTGTCGGTCCACGCTGTCTTAAACGTACCGTCCCAGATGCCGCTATATGTCCGAGCAACTGGGTCGTAGTTGACCGGTACTTGGATCTTGAGCAACTTGAGATCAAATGCTCGAGACGGTATGCCTTGGAACGCAGCCGAATCAAATCGCATTGAGATCAGCGCGGAGTTGGGATACCGAAGCTTGGCCTCAATAATCTCTGTGTAGCTGTCCCAGTAGGTTTTGTTCTGTAGCGACAGATCAGTTGCATCAGCTGTAATGCGCCGCACCCGGACGTTCCAAGGAGCAGATCCGGTCAATGCAATGCGGTAGGCTCGCTGGTACTTTGAAGTCGCTTTGCCATCGATCGTGTCGTTTACCTGTGTGACGTAGCTGCCGCCACTGGCTTGCACGTCGATTGCGATCTGAACACTGGTTCCAGCTTGCTTACCGTCATTCTCGGCTTTGTACAGGGCGAGCACTGACAACACTACTCGAACCGCATCCACTTCAGAATTGGACACCGTCCTGACCAACGATGTTGCCGCAGTGACCTCGCTAGAAACCGCAATCGCTGATTCGACGGCTGCAGCAGACGGAATATAGGTCTGCGCTTGCGTACCGGTGCGCCCCTCAAACGTCACGTTCTGAAAGTTGCGGCTACCGTCAGCGTTCTCAAGAACAGTGCCATTAAGATAGATTGACTTGGCACCGTCGACCAAACCGACGATTTCGCCTTCGCTGACAAGGTCCAGCACTTGGGCGAATGCGCGTGATTGAAGGGTGGTAGCCATATCAATGCGTGCTATGTCTGAACAGCATTTGGATCGTAAGCATTCGGATCGTAAAACGCCGCCGGATCAGCAACTTTTTCCTCAATAACAGAGATGTCGTCTACCGTGATGCCGGCTGAGATCACCGCGCTGCCGACGATCATCCTGCCATAGCCGATCGGGACAGGGTTGCCCTGGGCGGTGACATTGACTGGGCCGTCGAAAATATAGCTTGATGGTGTGGCTTCCAATGGCTGTACACCTTGCGGTGTCGGTGCAAGCAGCTGCGCAACACCGCCGAGGGCGAGGGAGACGCCTACACCAAACGCGACTTGACCAGCCAAGCCAGAGAACACAAGCCCAGCTTCTCCAAGCGTCGCGCCACCAGTGTAAAAGGCCAACGCGATCAATGCACCGCCAATCAATATCTTCGTAAGCGGATTATCTCCACCAGCCCCCATGATCACTGGCGCAATGATCACTCGCCTGCTGGCAGGGTTATGCAGCTCCGACGCAGTGATCGACTCATCGCCTGAGATCACTCGATAGCCGACGTTGCGCTCCGCCGAGCTGGACATCCAAGATACGAAATCAGGGAAGTTAGCCGCAAGCGCTCGAATAGCTTCTGCAGGCGATCGCACGTCCATGCGATGCTGCCGACCGTAGCGCTTACCAAGCTCACCCAATAACAGGATCGTCAGCATATCTCAATGCGTGTGTAACGCGCCGCATCCATGTGTCGTCCAGCATCTCTCGGCCAGACAGGCGATTTTGAACGTGGTGCAGGATGACATTATCGCCCAGATAGATCGCTGCGTGGTTGACAACTTTGCTGCCGACTCGCATCAATAAAGCATCACCAGGCTCAACCTCACTAAGTCTAATCTCACGAAACCCTTCATCGCGAAAATGGTCGCAATACAGGTCATCTCCGTGCTTCCACCATTCGACATTACGATCGTAGTCGTTAAGGTAGATTGATCCGTTGATCCGGTACCAGTCACGAACCAAAGTGTAGCAATCCGACTCCGCATGAACCCATTGTCGGCCAATCAAATCTGGCGTGTAACCCTGCGGCTCGCAGTATGCCCAACTGCCGTTAGGCACCGACACAATGTGCCACGGTAACCCGCTAGCTTGACACGCTTGACGATCGATTGAGCTGGGCGTTGGCAGCATGTTAGGGTGACTGTGCACTACCGCCACCACTTCGCCCATGTCAGAAGCTCGAGCGTAGTCGTTTGGGTCCATCAGAAAACATGATGCTGCGTTTGATAGGTTGTCGCACGGGTGATACGTTGGCCCGCGGCTCGCCATGACAACCAGACCGCAAGACTCGCGCGGAAACTCGGTCATCGCATGCGTGTAGGCATCGCGTCTCATCGCGTGAGCCCAGCTGCTGGGAACCCGCCAAACGGCAAAGGTTGGTATTCGCCAAACCGCAGCTTGCAGCTGGACAAACGCTTGCCACACGCATCCAGCGCGAGCGAACCGACAACTTGATCGGACGTATTCCAGTAGTTGCTGCCAGAGTATCCGCACTGCGTGCTGCGGTACTTCCAAGTGCAGACGTTTTGAATGATCTGCCTGCGCGGCAGCTGAACCCCAGCAACATCAAACGCCGCAGCAAGTTCGAACTCGACAACGTCCTTGGTCTCGACGACCTTTCGATCAACGTAAAAGATCTCGTCAGCAAACTCCGCGGTCGGATCCGCGCTGCTGGACCGCACGCGATAGTCCTGCGCAGTGAAGTTCAAGTCCAGCGACTGCTGATTAAAGTTTGCGTCATCAAGATACTTGACCAACGTGCGCTTGCGGGTGACCTTCGCACCTTGAAGATCCGAGTATGCCAGCACCAGCGCCGTGATCGTCCCGGCCACGTTGGACACAGCAATCTTTGGTCTTGGCAATTGACCATTACCCGAAAACTCAAACCCGCCGACCTGAATAGGAAAAGCAGTGTAAGTGTTGCCTTGCCAGACGACATTGCCACGCAATTGGTTGGTGCCAGCATGGAAACGATACAGGCTGCCGCCAAAACTGGTGCAATCCAGTACGAACAGCTCAATAATCGCGCTTGGGGCGAGCTTCTGGATCTCCGACGTAATGGTTGACGGTGTCGTCACTCGAACACCTGTTCAAACGATGCGGTAACCGTGTTGATGTTGAATCGGTTCATCGTCTTCTGCCATTCGCGGCAGATCACCTTGATCGATGCTGTCGAGTCTGGCGGCGTCCAGTCGAAAGCCTCGACCGCGCCTCGAGCGGACAGGAAACCAGTGATGGCTGTGGTGTCCGTGTTGGAACGATTGGCAAACGTCAGGTTCCAGCGCTGCGGCTGCGTGTTGATCCCGTCAGCCTGGCGCTGCTCATACCCATCACCAAACTGAATCGATCGCACACGCGGCTTGATTGACACCTGTGCCGAATAATCTGGAGCGTATGTGAAAGTAGGCATATCACGCCGCCGCTAAAATGCCGCCAGGACGGCGTTGATTGATCAGCTCGGCCTTGACTGCGCCTGCAATGAGCCTGCCCAGCTGGCCAGCGCCCTGATCGTTCTGAACCTGCGGAGCGCCGCCGTCAACCGACACGTTAACGACAACTGAAGTGCTGCCGCCGCCTTGCATCGTAACCGGAATCGAGCGGCCGTCTGGCAGCGGGACATAAGCCTCTGGCATTGAGCCTTCGCCAAACACAGCAAGCTGCGGGCTGTTGGCGATGCCGCCGCGGGCATAGCGCTTCAAAGGCTGCAATCCGCTGGACGACATAACGCCGCCCATTGCCAAACCAGGGATTGCGCGAAGCGTACTGATGTCTGTTGGTGCCGGAGTCAATGCAGCGCCTAACATCGAAAATAATGGCTTCATAAGCGTCTGATACGACACCATTGTGATGATGTCCTTGATTACAGACCTTGCCATATCTTTAAATGATGTCTTGACTCCCATCGCAAAATCAGCAAATGCGCTTGCTGATTGTTTACCCCATCCTTCTAGCGCTTGGGTCAATTCACGCAATAGGTTTTTCTGTTCTTTCGCTGCGCCGCTAAATTCCTCTGATGCTTTTTGCACACTGCGAATATAGGTATCGTATGTGATGACATTTCGCTGTAGCAGAGACTGCATCCGATCCAACTCGTCGTTGTACTTTTCAAGCGGCGTCCGGTTCTGCTCCGTTACTTGCCGGCCTTCAGCCTCAAGCTTCATGCGATCCATCACCAATCGCCGCGACTCCTCGTCACGCAGCTTCTGAGCGTCAGCGGCACGCTTGCGTTCTTCTTCGCCTAAGCGTTCTTGATCACGCAATGCTGACACCGCATTCAACAAGCTGCGGTAATGCGCGATCTCGTCATCTGTCATGCCCAACCGATCAGCAAGCAACAGCTGATAACCAAGCTCACCAACAGTCAATTTGGTGATCTCGTCTCGGACCTTTTGAAGCATGTCAGCTCGCTGCTTCGCGCGCGCGGCTTCTTCTTGCGCGGCTTTTTTGCGCTCTTCTTCGGCTTTCTTTTCTTCGTCAATGCCTCGTTTATTGTCAGCGGCAATGGCGGCACGGATTGCAGCTTGCTGTTCCTCAAGGCCCATCATTTCGTTGAGGGCGTCGATTTGACCTTGCAGACGCAGCATCTCAGGACTCGCACCTGGTGCAATCTGCCCACGTTGTGTCATGCGTTGTTGCATAAATCTCGCAGAGTCAAGCCGAGCTTGCAGCCCCGCCAGCTCCTCACCAACCGTCTCAACCCGGCCAATGCTTTTCATCTTGTCAAGCGCTGACCCAATTGCAGAAGTCAACGAATTCCAAGCACGTTCGAGTGAGCCAAGTCTTACTTGGCGCGTAGCAAGCGAATCATTTAAAGCATCCGCAGCAAACTTAATCGCCTCATCGTTGCGACCTTGTTCTTCAAGCTGCCGGATATAAGCGAACTGCTCGCGGCTCAAAAAGTTAAAATTGCGGTTGGTTTTGACTGCCCAATCCGACGCACTATCGGTTAGGCCATCGAACATCTTGACCACCTCATCGCGCGTGGCACCCGTCAGACGCTGGATGTTGCCCATGGCGGTCGCAACTGACCGCACAGCTCCAGGGCCGATGTCTCCGGTTCCAACCGCAGCCGATAGAAACCCTCGAGCGTTGGACATCGACGCCTGCGTCGTCGCAGCAATCGCCTCAGCCATGCGCTCGTAATTGTCCGCGGTGATGCCGGCGAAGTTGCCGGTCAATGCCAAGGTGCGCGAAAACTCGCGGCTTTCTTTGTACCCAGCGATAAACGCCGCGCCGACGCCACCAATCGCTCCAGCAAGCAGCGCGAATCCACCCACCGCAGGCGTGATAACCGATCCAATGCCGCGGATCGCATTACCAATTCCGCCAAACGATGTAGTGATCTGCGAGCCCTGCTGCAGCAGAACCATCAGCGGGTTCTGCCCACCTGCCAAGCTGACAGCAACGTCCTGAAACTGCGCCGGCAACTGGCGCATCGCGTTGTTGATCTGACGGGCCGACGTGTCACCCTGCTGACCCATGCGCTTGAGGCTGTCGGTCAGTCGATCGACCTGTTGCGTCCCTTGCACATTGGCAGAAATGCCGATGGCAAGAGGAAAGTTTAACGCCA